AGATGTGTCCGTACAAAGATAAAATGTGTTCTCTAGTATTTTTTGGTTGCATTGCCATTATGTTAATCTTCTTTGTGTTCTTCTAATTATTTTTTCAGTAGGATCTAAATAAACTTCCTCCGCTAAAGTTAACCCACTAACTGGATTTATATTACCAAACTGAGCATTGTTTACAAGAGCTGGATTTGGTAAACCAGGTAATCCTGGTGCAGTTGCTGCCGGTCCAAGTGTAGGTTCTGGTAAGTTACTGAAAGGGTTTTCAATAGGAGGGAATAAATCTCCTCTTAAAGATGTTTCTGATAACACATCTGTTATTCTATCAATAACATCTATAGCTTGATCAAAAGGGTTAGGTGCTCCTATTTCTCTAGATCTTGTTTCAAATAATTCTGCAACATCTTTAGACACTTTATATGGTCTAAATAATCCGTCTTCTAAAAAACCAAAAGCTCTTTTTTCACCTCTGTTATCAAAGTTTTCAGATATATCATCTACACTCATGCCTAAAGTTTTAGCTGCATCTACATCTAAAAACATTCTTCTGTTTATTTCATATAAAGCTTTATTGGCAGCTATGTACGCATCAACAACTTCCTCAGGTGTTACAACACCACCTCGTAAAGTGTTTCTTGTAAATATATTTCTAGCACTTCTAATACCATCTTTAAACGCTGTAATTTTATAATTTAAAGATTTACTAGGATCTACATCTACTCTACGTAAACCAGCTATACCTAATAACTCGTTTCCTAATTCGTATTGATTACCTCTTTCATCAAATCTTCCAAGATCATCTATGGGTCTTATTGCCAAACCAAGTCTACCCATCTGTCTCCAGTTTAATGGTGCTTGAGCTTCAACTAAATGAGCAACTGATTTCATAATTTTATTTCCAATGGGATCTATTGCAGGGTCTGGATTGTATATCTCTCTACCATCTGCTGTTCTACCTGATCTACCAAGTATTGGTGCAATGTCTTGTAACGCCTCTGTCCAAATAGATTCAGATATAAATGGCTGTCCTATTTCTTTTGTAGACTCAATAAGTCCAAGAATAAAATCATCCATGATACCATCTTTATCCGCTCTACCAGAATTAACTGCGTTAATTACAGTTTGTATAGGTCTTGTTAAAGTGTCGTATGCATTTAAATGAGAAAAATCTACGTATGAAAATTTACCATCTTTGTTTTTAAATGGCACAAGAACAGAATTTTTAGACCACTCTGGCACATATCTTCTCATTGCCTCTAATTCATCATTTGTAATATCACCTAAAGTTTGGAACATGGTTACAGTTGCAAGTGGTAATGCAGCTGTTGTAGCTCCCATACCAAGCAATCTTTGTAGTCCTCTACTTCGTAACGGGTTAACTTGTCTACCATTGATAGTTGTTGTGTAAAATATTTCATCTAACGCTGTTGATACTATGTTTGTGCCTGTTCTCATTATCTCTGCGGGAAAGGCTACAAAGTTACCGACAGGTAGTTTTCTTAGTCCTTTTACAAACTCTGATACAAACGCATAGTTTGGTACATTATTTTTTACAAGATCAGCTGCAGCTTTTTTAACATACTCTTCATTAAATATTTGTTTTATACCTTTTGGATCTATAAATTCTTGACCAAATTGTAGTCCGGCTTTTTTGTAAGCCTCTGTTATTTTTCTTTGTTCTCCTAAAAATGTAAATATCTTCCAAAAATCATCTTCAGCTGTGTATGCATCTTGTGCAAACTTTTGTGCTTTTTTTAATCCTTTCATAAAAGTATTAAAACCATTGTAGTCTGGACCAACATTGTTTAATACTTTTCCAAACTCTACATCCTCTAATAAATCCATGACCTGTCTGACCTGGACCTGTGAGTTTACTACACCAAGCTCTAATAATTCTTGATAGAACTCGTTGTCTTTTCTAAATCCTTTTACCTGTAGCGCATCAAATGCTCTTTTAACATCATCTGTTCTACCAAAAGGCACAAAACCATTAGCTGCTGCAAAAGCGGAGGCACTAATAAAGTTTCTTGCGTGAGTAAATGGTGCAAGAATTGTTTTAGCCATCTGTGATGTGGCCTTTGGATATAACACTAGATTTTGATATAGTGTGGCTGGTAGATCTTTACTTCTGCCTAGGTTACTAACTTCTTTCAAAGCATCTGCATAATCTTTTAATGCAAACTTACCTGCTATTGGATTAGTTATTTCATCTATAATACCTAATTCTTCTAATCTTGCTTCTTCTATTTTGTCTACAGGTTTAATAGTTGCATCAACATCTTCAAATCTACCAAGTTTTGTAGATCTAATAGAACCACCTTTTTGTGGAGCTATGATTGCAAAGTCTCTGTCCTTTACAGCAAGTTGTCCAAAATATTTTTTTGCCTCTCCTGGACTGTTTACAAGAAAAGGCACTCTTGGTTCTGGCCCTTGCTTACCACCAGCTAACCATGCATCATATACTTCTTTATTTTTATTTGATTGTTTTACAAGATCATCAAGATATTGATTTAATCTAACTTGTATAGACAGAGCATTTGTGCCCTCAACAATTGTTGACATAGGGTTTGCTGTTTTACCTAATAATTTTTTCATGACTTCTTGACCAACACCTGTAAGATCTGTCATGTTTTTACCACCAATTGTCCTTACAAAAGATTTATCTTTTGCCATGGTTTTAGTAATATCATCTGCCTCTGATTTGACAAAAAATGCTGGCACTGATCCAAATCTAACTTCTCCTGATTTTGTTCTAGGATTCATCATTATACCTCTAGGTAATTTAGAATTTGTCCATACTTCATTTACCATAGATTTAGCCACATCATCTGATAATGTAATTCCTTTATTAGCAGCTTCATCTTTAAAATTTTTTATGGCTTCATCTATAACTTTTTTACTTGGTCTGTAGTTATCTGCTACAGACATAGGATTGTTTTTAAATACCTCGTATCCTCTATCTAATGCGTTATTAATCGCTGCTGGTATTACCTTTTGAAAATCTTTAAGAGCATCATCAGTTAATCTACCACCCATCATAGTAAATAATTCTGACCACGTTCCTCGCATATCTTTAAAATTTTGTAATAAAGCTGCTACATCTTTAGGGTCAGCTTTATATGTAGAAATTAATTCTTGAGAAAATTGTGAAGCTTTTGTTGGATCTATATCTCTTAAAGTAACTGCACCAGTTGTTGGATCTATATCAGGTCTTAAATTATTATTGTCTGTTAATATATCGTTTAATTTTTTTAATAATTCTTTTCTTTTTTCTATATCGACTTTGTTACCAGCGTTTTTAAAATTCTTAAGAATTCTATTTGTTATTTTGTCTATGGCTATCATAGCATTTTCAGCTTTGTTTGTGTCTTTAGCCAGTAAACCTTCGTATCTTTTTTGCGCTTCAAAACCCTCTTGCACCAAAGGTCCTCTTGCTCTTAATGGTTTTGATATCCATTTATCTATCCATTTTTCCATTGGATCTATAATAGCTTTACCCGTGCCACCAGAGTTTCTTAATTTAGATATTGTCTTACCCACAGCTCCAAGACCGCCTGTAAACAAAGTGCCCTCTACACCAAACTTTAATCTATTTAATAATTCTGTTTCTGGATCGCTTGTATCTCTTTCTATCTTTGTTGGCCCACCAAGAAAATCTCCAAACGTACCAGCATCTTCTACATCACCAACAAAAACTCCTTCTGCTACACCACCAGCTACAGCACCCTTACCAAATCTTTTTAATTTTTCATTAGCGCTTAAATACTTACCAGCTTTTTTTGCTTGTAGTGTTGCCTTTGTTAAACCTGATCCTATCTTAAATGCAAGACCACCGGGTATACCTATGTTAACAATTAACTCTGTAATTTTACCAGCAGCTGTTGCCTCTGCTGCTTCATCAAAAGGATTGATATTATCAAAAAATTCTTCTACTGCTTCTGCTCTATTCTTGTCTATACCTAAATCTAAAAGAGTTGCACCAAGTGTTGCAGCTCCTTCAAATATTTTAAATACACCAGAGCCCACGCCAGCTAATATAGATTTAGTTAATCCTGTCTCTTGTCTTTGATCTTCTGGAGTTCTAATAATAGGCATCTATTACTCCTACATGTTTATGATTGCTTTTTTGTTACCTGCACTATCAAATGTATAAACTTTTCTTGTATCTTCTTCTATAAATATTACACCTACATCATCCTGACTAAATTTAAACTTACCACCCTCTTCTACAGGTTTCATATCTTTAGATTTAACAACTTCATATGTAGGAATTATGTCTTGTTGAGCATAATAACTATTTGCTCCTACTTTAACTTTTTTAACAAAACCTCCTTCATCGGCTGCTTGAATATATTCTGCTAAAGTTTTTTTATCAGATTCATCTCTTAATTTTTGTGTTAATTCTATTCTTTTTATGTATTGATCTGCTTCAGCTCTAGATATTTCACCCTTAATGTATTTGTTAATTGCAAGAGCTGCTGCATTATCTTCTATTGCACGCACTCTGCTTGGTCTTTTAACTTCATCAGCTGCAAATTCTGAAAAAGCAGATTTAACTGTAGCTTCTGGAGCTAATGCTTTGCTTGAAAAACTTAATAACATGTCAGCTATGTCTTGACCTCTTGCTTTATCTTTACCTAATATTTTAGCAAATTTTTCTTTATCTATCTCAACACTTTCTTCCATGTCAGTTTCTTTAGCTGGTTTAGGTGTTTCAAGAAATTTATTTACTTGAGCTTCTAGTTCTAATATTCTAAGATCTTTTGGACTTAATTTACTCTTATCACCTGTGTCCTCTAATGGGTTATCAGTTGATTTATTTTTTTCTATATCTGCACGTTTTTGTATATCTTCATATCTACCAAAAATACTAGGATATGTGTCTGTTACAGGATCATAACCAGCTAATACATCTGTTGCAGTTATTGGTTTTCCTTCTCTATTTTTTTTAGATAACTCTTCTGCAAATTGTTCATACTCTCCTGGTATATATGTTCCCGTTTCATCAATCATACCAGGAATTGCAGTTTCATCAAATACACTAGTATCAGTTTCTTTTATAAATTTTAATGCTTCATCTGTTTTAGGCATATTCATAGCTGCCATCGCTGCCGTAGGTGCGAATGGTAAAGACATTAATCCAATACCCTTAAGACCTCCTAAACTTAAAGGTATACCACGACTAAGTAATCTTAACTCTTCACGAAGACTACTAGGTGCGAATTGTTTAGGAGTATAACCACTTATTCTAAAAGGGTTTTTAGGACCTCGACTTCCAAATCTTAATCCTCCAGAAGTTGTTCCTGTTGATGGTTGATTAATTACCATAGGAGGTCTAAAACGAGGTCCACCTAAACCACCTCTTGACATTATAGATCCACCAGTTGGAGGCATACCTCCACCTTGTAAACCAACTCTACCACCATAAGATAATCCAGACGTAATCCCCGTTCCTCGACTATCGACGGGTCCGCCTCTAAACATTGGTCTTCTAAATGTGTTCATTATCCAAATATTCCTAACTTACCTAGTACACCGCCTGCTCCAGCAGCTCCTCCTAGGAAGCTAGCTAATGGACTTGCTGGTGCTGCACTTGGTTGATACCCGACTGTTGTTACAGGTAATGCTCCCGGTTGTATTTGTGATAGTTGTTGTCCTATCAGCCCTAATCTTGTAAATGGTTCAAACTGTGCCTCTCTTCCAGCGATCTGTTGTGCATCTAATTGTGCTTGATTAAATAATTGATCAGCTTGACCCATAGCTTGTTGGAATTCACCAAGACCCTGTCTCGCTGCTAAATCATCTGCTGCTGCAGCTCTTGCTTGTTGAAACCCTTCTTGTAATAATTGTGCTTGTAATCCTGCTCTGCCTAGTGCTGCTTGGTTTGCTGCCTCCGCTGCCTGTATACCCTGTCTCGCTCCACCAAAAGCACCAAATCTTACAGCGTCATCTCTTAATCCAGTTTGTTGTATTGCTTGTTGTCTGTCAAATTCTGCAAGTGTAGTATCAATAACTTGTTGTTGATACGGAGACATAAATTGTTGAAAAGCCTGTGGTCCAACTAAAGATCCTAGTCCTGCTGCTGCAGCTGATGCATCTTTTTGTAATTGTGTTTGTGCTGCAACTTTTGGATCAAATTTTGTTGTATCTATTTTTTGTCCAATAAGTGGTGTTAATTTTTTAGTGAAGGCTGTAAGCGCGCCTTCTAGTACCGGTGCCGGTAATACCTGTGATTGTTCTACTGCCATTATGCTCTAGCCTCTAGGTTGTTCATTAAATCATACATACGCTGTGCGCCTTTATTGACACTGCCACCACCTGCTGCTCTGACTGCATCAGCAGTCATTACAAATTCGTTTTTAGATAATCGTGCTGGCACGTCATCTGCTTTCTCTTTTTTGCCTATTGGCACAAAACCACCTTTTCTTAAATCCATCTCTTTACCACCGAAGTCTAACATACCACCTTCTGCTAAAGATACAATGCCACCTTGTTTTAATCCTAACTCTCCTAATGTCTCCATTATCTCATCTTCTTCAAATCCTGACACTTCCATGGCTTCTCTGATTGCAGATCTTCTAGCTGATGCAATTGCTTCCATGTCTGCTCCTGCTCTTGCCATTTCTTCTGCTTCAAAATCATTAAATGCTCTTAATGCTTTTTGAGCTTCTGTGTAAGCTAAATCTCCTGTAGCCTGTGCTGCTGGTATTGTTATTGCTGTTCCTAATTCTTTTAATCCTGGAAATCTTGCACCTTTTACTCCAGCATCAAATAAAGCTCCCGGATCTCTACCAAATTTTTTAAATGTTTCTCCTGTTCCTGTAACAAAATCAGACATCGATGCTATGCCTTCTCTACCAATATTTTCTGCACCTTGCATAAATCCTATTGATGGCTCTACTGCAGTTCTCCCTGCTTGACTCATAATACCTGCTTCTCTAGCTGTAGTGCCTGTGTCTATACCAGCTCTCATACTATCAGATAATTCTGGTGAACTTAAAGCACCTGTTAAACCAGCCAAACCTGCTGACAATAAATTTAAATCTTCTGCCTCTGGATCTGCTAACCCTTGAGCTAATAGATTTGTTCCTGATGATAAAAGAGCTCGACCAAGAGGCCCTGAAAAAATACCACTACCCGGCACTATAAAAGGCACCGCTGCTGATAAAAACGGCAAAGCTGGTCTTAATTCTCTAGGTATGAGCTTTCTACTTGCACTGCTGGTAAAACCTAAAAACTCGTCTTTAAGTTTTCTTTGTGCCTTTTTACGATCTTCATTTAAATCTGATAAAAAATCTCTAATTCCCATAATTCTACCAATTTACTTGTTTTTTAATCAATCGTCAACGATCCTATATATTAGTTTTATTACCAAAAGCTGATGGTCCCACAACAACATTGACACTTCTTGATATGTCTTCTTGTTTAGTGTCAGTTACTGGACTATTTATATCATCTTCTGCCTCTTTATCAGACAGGTATTCTCTGCCTGTTTTAAGGTGTTTTATAGTTACTTCGACTCTTGGTTTATATACTTTTACTGTTTTACCATCTACTATTTGATCTTCATAGCTTTCTTCTTGCTCTACAAATGGCATTATCTGTCCTCCCTGTTAATTTCTAATATAGATGCAATAACGTCTACATTACCGCTAGTTGCTTGTACCTTTAATATCTCACTTTCTAACATAATTAAAGGCTCACTTAATACTTGTTCTTTTTGACCTGATGTTAAACTAACATCGTTATCTATTACAAAAGCTGTGCCCGATGCATTAGTTAATGTTACTTTAACAACCGCTGACCCAGACGCATCCTCTACAACCAAAAGAGATTTAACAATAGCACGTGAATTAGATGGCACTGTATATAGAGTCGTAACATCTGTAGTTGTTAAACTTACTTTATCATTTTTATATATATTTGCCACTATCCTAATCCTAACCAAGTAAATCGTTCTTGATCTTCTTTTTGTTGTGTTAAATATGTTGAATTTAATTGTTCTATTAATATAGATAATGCTCTATTTATTTGTCTTTGATTATCTTCTGTATATTCTTTTTTAGGTTCTGGTAATCTTACTACTATCTTTGCCATTATCCTCTCCTTCCGTCTGGTTGTAGGTCCA